TCGTCGCCATAATATTCTTTTGCAAAAGTTAAAATTTTCTTTTTTTCAGGCATCACCACAATATCAATTTCATTATGATCAAATATCATAATATCACCAGCAAGACTTTTTCTAGCCTTAAGTTCAACTGTTTCGTCAGGCTCTTCTTTCTCACTTATTTTTACGAGAATTTTATCCGGTTCGCTTATTTTAACTTTAATTGCCATAATTACTCATCTCGTTTGTTAATTTTTGAATTTTAAGTACTTTTTCCAGCATCATTTTACCAATAGGCATGCCGGAGAAAGATTTCAATAATTTCAATAATTGTTCTTTGTTGCTTTCCTCAAGAGTTGATTTAGTATCATTCTCAATAGTATCTCTAAGACGACTTATTTCTTCATTAAGAAAAATCTTTAATTCCAGATCACTTTTGTTGAAACTTGTTGCATATAAAGAAAGTAATTCCTTCTGCTCCTTTAATAATTTGTTACTATATTTTTCATTAAATTTCTCTAAAAATGTTTTAAAGGCAAGATTATTGATAGCACCATATTTTTCTTCTTTTGCAAGGGGAGGGAGCGTCATCTTCTCTATGGTTTGTTCCTCAAGAAAAATCTTCTGTTTCGCACTCGCAGTATCATAAAAAATTTGGTATATGGACGCAAAATCTTTAAAACTGGACACATAGTTTTCCCATAAATCTTGTCCTACTTGATAATTAATGTTCTTAATAAGCTTTGACTGTTCTTTAAAAATAGCTTTTCGGTTTAATTTGGCATGTTTGCTTTTGGCTTCATTTAAAATCTTTTCAGCAATCTCTTTCTTAAAACCCCCTCTTTCATTTAAAATATTATATAATTCTAATTCATATGCAAGGATTGAATTCTTATTAAAATGCTCTTTCAACAATTTCATAATTTTATTCTTACACTTTTTGTTTTCACGAATACTAGAGCGAGTTAATTCACGAATAAGGGTTTCATATAAAATTGCCGTATTTCTTTTCTTATTGTGTCTGTGTTTCATTATTATACTTGGACTCCAAAATCTCAATCAGATTTTTAACTTCTGTATTAGTTTGTAATATTTCTTGTTCAATATTATAATTAGGTTCAATATTTTCAGTTACGCCATATCCTAGTGTGTTAATTTCACTTCCTGGAAATATTTTTCTTTTTGTGGGTGCACCGTTCTCTTTCCCATACTGACCCTTCATATGTTTTCTCTTCCCAGCTTTCTTCCTTTTATCACCTTGGTTTCTGGTTTTTACGTTATACCACCCTTTGGAATTGGCTGTCTTGGCTTTCATCTTTCCGTTTTCCTTTTTATATTCCTTGGATACATCGCGATTACCGGGAGCAGCTAGTAATGTAGGCTCTTCTACAGCTCCTGCCTCTTCTCCTCCAAGCTCTTCTCCACCTTCCATGTCAAGCTCTTCTCCACCTTCCATATCCATTTCGCCCTCACCGCCGAGTCCAAGTTCTCCTCCACCGCCCATGCCGCCCATGTCGCCGCCCATTTCCTCTCCTGCCATTTCACCGGTAGTAATTTCTTCTGCGGCCTTTTCAAACATTGCGGTCATTTTCTTATCAGTGAACATTTCTCTGTCATTTCTTAAAATCTGTTCATCAGAGAGATTAAAAATATTTTTGGCTATCCATCGTTTGCTGAAAAATCCCTCTGTGGCACCAGAAGCAATTTCAAATTTAGTTCTCCAATTTTCCAATTCTTGTAATTGTGCTAATTTCGAAGGATTATTTAAAGAAAGCTTAAATGAAGTTAAATCTTTTCCTCTGTATCCTCTGGCGAATAAATGAACAATTGCAATCTTTTCTAACTCTGCGGTAATTGATCTTTGCAATCGTTGAACTGTGCGAGCAAACCGGATATCTTTTTGAGCTAGTGTGGTCTTATCTTCTTCTGCTCCTTCACCTTGAGTTAAATATGATTGTGGAACCTTAAGGGCGCTAAATAATTTATCGCGAAGATACTTCACGTCATCGATATCACCGGTAAACTGACCGCCCGCAAGACTTTCCACTTTTGTGGATTCTTGCCCGCCGCGAACAGGAATAAAATAATCTTCTTCTACAGACATTGGATTATATCGCAAATCAACGCGACCGGTTGTAGAATCAACCACTTGATTTCTTTTCATTTGTGACATGATTCGCTGGACGTATTGTTCTACATCTTGCGGAGGAATATTACCAACATCAATATAAAATATTCTTCTCTCTGGTGATCTAACAATACGATATGCCATCATCGCATCTTCTAATAAAGTAAGTTGACGCCAAATGCGTCGTGCGGGTTCTAAAACAGAAGTCCCATACGGCGTATATTTATCATTGCCCAAAACTCTAAAGTGGGCAACTTGCCAATTTTCTAAAGTCAAGCCAGCAGAATTCCATTGATACTGAATATAATTGGGATTATCGGGATCTTCCCCTTCTAATCTTTCCACTTCCTGTGCAGGTAAACCTATTGCATATTTTATTCCTTCTTGTTCATCGATATCTAAATAAAGAAAGAAATCTCCAAATTTGCATAAGGAGCGTGCCCATCCAAAAATATTAAACTCTATATTTAATATTTGATGAAATAAATATTCAAGCTCAATCTTAATCTCTTCATCATGTGTCTTGATATTGAGCAACGGTGTTATTTCAGTAGAAGTAGTAATTTCATCTGCATATATATCCATAGCAGAAGCAATTTCTGGTGTGTATTCCATCTGATCAAAATCAGTATATCTGTCAGCACGATTTTGATTTGCCATATAATTGGCTGTATAGTTACCTTTTTGCCCATATTCTGTTTTTTTGAACGACTGGCCAGTGGCAGATTTAAATTTGGAAGCATAATTATCTAATTGCAACCTGCGCATAGATCTGGGATGCTGTTGTTTAGAAGTACTTATGGGACTTGACAACAATTTTGTCAATTTCTTAAAAAGTTGATGTTGGGGATTGTGGGGATTTGAATTTCTGTTAGCCATTTATATAATTATCCTTTGAGGAGCCAAATAAAATCTTCATATTTTTCTCTTTCATGTATTTCTTTATTATGCTTAAAACCATGCATTCCTGAAATAGAAGTATTTATGATTGTATCACCTTTGGTAATACAATTTAAGAAAGCTTTTTTATATTCTACATCTCTCTGCGAAACTTCAAAAGCTATGTCTTTAACCCAACATCCAATTGCCAATGCGATTGTCAAATCATCATTATACCCTTTCATTGCTTGTGGTTTGCCATATTGCCATACAAAAGTCTTCATTTCATTAAGAGTCCTTCTGGAATATATCGTAACTAGTTTATTTCTAATGAATTCTTCTAACTTAGCTAGGACCAAGGGACGAGTTTTTGAAGTCATTGAAAAACCCATAACAGCATTATTAGCCAATTCGCCGGTTGCAGGCTCAACATATTCATGACTAGATTTATAAGAATAGAATAAATTAGGATATCCCAATTCTTGCAATTTACTCAACACTGTCCAACCTATTGTATTATTTTCAACAACTATCATGCACTTACCATATTCTTTTCCAATTTCATTTAACATATTGGCAAATAAATCTGGCGTTGCTTTGCCTACGTATTCTCCTATGATCTCCATCGTCTCTATTTTGAAGATATGAAAGGTAGAATAATCTTTTCCATCGCCTCGTGCAACATCTGCTGATAGCAAATATGTTGAACCTTCTTGATATTCTTCCCAAATCCAGAAATTACGATCAAAACCTGTTTTGTATTTAGGTTCGACTAAACCATTTTCTATAATCTCTAAATCGTCGGTGTGGAATACTGTTTCTCCAGACATATTGAAATTACATTCAAGTTCTTGTGCAATTTGGCGACGGGACATGTTTTTAGTTTCATTCTCAAACCATTGTTGATCACGATCAGGATGAGCATTCCATAATAGCGTCGTTAACTTAAAATCATTATCTTCTTGCGCAGCGTCCATACATGTTTGGTGAAACCAGTTGCCAACACCATTTGGAGTGGACAGGGCGATGCAGCGGCCTCCCGTTGATAGGGTGGGATACAAACCTGTCCAAAGTTCGTCTAGACCCTCAATATGGGCTGCCTCGTCGATTACCAATAAAGATAATGCTTCTGAACGTCCAGCATCCAAAGAAGTAGAAGAAGCCTTTATTTGTGAACCATTTGTTAATTCAAAAGAAGTTCTATTATCTATCGAAATCTCTGCAATTTTCATCCACTCTGGAAGATTTCTATGAATTGCTTTTACCTTTTTAACGAGATTCGAGGCAGTTTTGAATTGTGTGGCGATAACAAGCACATTCTTTTCTTTGTGGAACATCATCAACCAAGCAACATAAGCTGCTGTTATTGTTGAAATTCCAAGTTGGCGAGCTTTTAAAATTACGCTAAAACGGTAATCGTTAAAATCCTTTAAAAGTTCTGTTTGAAAATCATAAGTCTTAAATGGAATTAATCCCTCTTGTGGGTGAGAAATTCTAGCATAATTATTAATAAAATATGCAGGATCCTTGCCAGATTTTATTATTTCCTTTAAAATCTGCTCTCTGGAAAGCCTGAATGACATCTATCCTTCGCCAAGAAAACGCTTAAATTGAGCATCCATTGTATCTTTGCTGGGTTGTAGGCGATCCTTAATACTGGGTACTCCACCAATCTTATAGGTTTTCTTAGCAACCACCCACACACGCGCACGATTAGTTTTCTGCACGTGGGCATCACATTCAGCAACGGCAGTTAATGAAATAGTATTGCCAGTTACTTGCTTGTATCTCTTCTTTAAGTACTTAATGATATCACCAAATGTTAATTCTAAATTACCTTCAAAATCTGTACCATATACTTCTTTAAGAGTTGTACCCGATTCATATGTAACAAGCAGATGTGTCCCATCTGTTCTTACTTTGAAACCATCTATCGTCCTTGAATCGACAATAGGGTTACCATCTTCTCTCTTGAGCCCAACTTGGATTGGATTGCCCTTTTCATCTAGAGCGCCGTCGTAACAATCAGCAGCTGCTTGCATTATTCCTCTTATGACATCTAAATCTTTTTGTGACATTTGGTTTCTCCTGGTCTCCATCCTTGAAGCCATCGCTCTTCGCGATCTTCAATGTGATTTATATAGCATTTGTAACAACATTCATATTTATTAAAACATGTATCGTCTTTAATTGTATTTAACCTTAATTTACAAACCGGGCAGTTTGTTTTTATTTCCCTAGTAAGTAGTTTTTTGTTTATTAAAAATCCATCCACTTCTACTTTCTCTTGTTGTTCATCCAAAGAGATTTGTTTATTCGAAATCTCTTTTATTTGCTTCAGATATTCTTTTTCTTTGGCCTCCGACCAATTTGAAGCAGGATTTATAATTGCATCTTTACCATATTTTTGACGAATAGCTTTTTCAACTTGTGCAATCTGGTCCCAATCTTTTTCCATATTATAAATAGATCTCACAAGCAGAAGGCTCCTGGGATCAGAAACCCCAGGAGCCTTTATCTTACATTATTAAATGTAAATTGTTAACATTTTACAACCTTATGATTGTAACTTTTTAATAATAGCATGAAGTGCACTAATTTGACTTTGCTGCGATTTAACAGCTCCAACAAGAAGTGAGGTTATCCTAGAATAATCCATACCTCTAGCTTCGCCGCCTTCTTCGAAAGAACAAATTTCTGGAATAATTTGAGCAACATCCTGAGCGATGAAGCCAATTTCTTTTTTACCAGTTGCTTTCTTGTCATAAGTAATAGCCTCTAATTTCATAACTTTATCTAACGCATTTTCCACTGGTTGGATATTAGTTTTCAAGTTACGATCTGAATAAGTGATGAATTCATCAGCTTTAACACCACCTTGACCAGACGCAAGCTGCAAAGGGAATGTACCAGATTTACCAGAAATATAAATACCCGCTGAAGAAGTCACATTACCAGTAAGGACCACGCGGTCGGCCGACCCGGAGCCGAGAGTAACGTTACCGGTGCACGTAAATCCAGTTGAACTTACGACCTGTGCAGCGATAGTACTACCACCAGCCATGGTCATAGTATCACTAGTGAGAGCGACAAGATCGGTATCACCAGCAGCGCCGAATGCACCAACAGCCAAAGTAGTAATTGTGGCATTTGTGGATGTGACACCGGATAGACCAGAAAGGCTGCCGGCGTTCAACGTTGCAGTTCCATCTGTTAAAGAACCAACGTTGGCAGTTCCGGAAAGATAAAGATCTTTCCATTTCATGCCGCCGTTGCCTAAATCATGAGTATTACTATTGACGGGCTGTATATTACCATTGTGATAAGAGACACCGCCAACTTGCAATATGCCAGAACCGGAAATGGATGTGAACTTACTAGCGCGTGGAGTGTCATAGCCAATAATACCATCAACATTGGTACAAACTAAATCTGTAGCAGTTATTGATGTTGCGGCAGATACAGTACCAAGATTGGTGCAAGTCATACCGGCAACTGTCCAAGAGCTATCAGCCGCGATGGTAAGAGCTTTAGAAGCTGCGGCAGTACCGAGAGTGGCAATATCAACATAGTTGAGTTCAGCAGCAGTCGCAGTAACTGCGCTACCACTAATTTGCAAGCCGCCAGCTTTAGCAACGTTGAAATCAACATCGTTAGCAAGAACCAAAGAA